ACCAAGGGGTTTGAATACACCATAAGATTCAACAACATTTAAGTTTAATGGCTGTAAAACATTGATACCAACAACTTTAATTGTTGGATTTTCAGGTGCAGTAAAAGACCAACTTTCAGGATTCGTAATTTGAATTGGTACGGTAGTTGTATACCCCGAGGAAATAGTTGCCATTAGATGTCAGCCCTCGCTTTCGCACGGTATGTAACTGTTTTATCAAGTGGAACTTCATAATCATTAAGTTCGGCAATCTGAGTAGCGGTAGCGGTTACTGGACTATTTCTAATTGCCGTATATGTAATCGTGTCCTCGGAGCGCTCAATATCAAAAACAAATGTACTGAATCCACCGCGGGTAAATACTGGTTCATCTCCAGCATGGAAAGCAATCTTGTCTACATAGTGAACTCCGCCTGAACTTGCGCTTACTACCTTAACAAATACTTGAGCGTGTGTTGCCGTAGGTGGAGCCAATACTGTTGCGTTTGCTGTAATAAAGGCTGAACTCGTTGCGCTAACTGCTGTCCCGTAAGTTGTACTTATAGTTGTACCAGTTGTAGTCAAATAACGAATACCAACTTGGCACGAACGAGTAGTGCTACCTGCTCTGAAATCAGCAATGGCTGAGAACTCTTGGTTTGCTGTTACTAAAAACTTTGTTCCAACAGTAGTTGATGCAACTGCATCACCAGCCGAACTAGCGGTTATTTCTAAAGAAGCACTACCTATTGATGCTTGGGCAGTTGAACGGGCAATTGCACAGTTAGTTGATGCTTCCCATCCTGTTGTATTTGTTTCAAGGGATGCTTGGTTTGGAGATAAATTATTAGTTCTTCCAAATACAGTTACGGTTACTGCACCTTCTTCGGAATCATAAAAGGCAGTAATCAATGGCGTTGCTGGAGCATCAACATCAATAGTGAACTGACTATAACCCCACTCGCTAAAGTAATTTGAACCATTAACCAATTGAGCAACTCGAACATAAGCACGATAAGTTGTTCCGTCCGCTAAGTCCGCCTCAAGAGTTTGACCATTATTGCTTGATGTAACAATGCCAGTTGTAACAGTTGGTGTTGATGTATCCTCGTCAAAACTTGCACCGCCATAAGTTGCTGAGTCAAATACTTTAATCTCATAAGCATTTTGTGGGTCACCGTCTGCATCTGCATAAGTCCAAACAACTGATGGGAATGTTGTATCTGTAATTGTTGAAGTAGGGGCTGTTACGGTAACTGTTGGTTGCGTAGTTGTAATTACATCAACATACAATGCGTATAGATTGGCACGGTCACCACTTGCAATTGCGTTATCTGCAAACTTAACAACTAAATTGTCTATAAGGGTTTGAGTCCAAGCCTCACCATTAGGGGCTGTTGTGAGTTTTAGTGCAGTATCAAGAGTGCTTAATGTAAGAGTGTTTGCCTTTGAAAAAGGAACTGAGTAACTGACGGTACGACCATTACGGTCTGTAATAACACCAAGGCTTAACTCAATAGAACCTGTTGTTCCAATACTTGTTCTTGCTCGAAGATTTACATAAGCAACCTTCTCAGTAGCCGCTAAAGTTGTTGTGCCAAACTCTGCTTCATAGGATGCTGGAACTGTTGTGCTTGAACGGGTTATGTAAGTTGAATCGCTGTCATCGGCAAGTGCCGCATGAACTGAAGCAGACCCGCCTGAAATAGTAAAAGCAGAGTTGTTGTTCCAGTTTGCGTTAGGGCGTAGTACATAGGTAGCCATTATTTGTTAGCCAATTCTTTTGCCAAGATAGCGAATGTTTCTTGAATTCTCTGAGTGATTATGTCAGCCTTCTCATTTTGGTCTGCCGTTCCTGATGTATCAACATTGACTACAAACGCACCCTGCTCAATAACTACATTGTTTCCACCAGCACCTCTGATGCTTGCCTCAGCACCCGTAATCTGAGCAATACCAGCCTGAGCGCTTGCAATCTTTTGACCGAACGCCGCCTCTGAACCAAACTTACCAATCGCCGCACCTGTAAATGCAATCGACTTTTGAATCTCATTGATTTGGGCAATCGCATCAGCACCGCCACCAAGGATTGACGCCGCAAGTTGAGCGCCCTTAATTGGTCCTGATTCAACTAAATCTTTAATTGCGTTTGCATCTAAACCGAGTGCTTGTAATTGAGTTATCTGATTAGCAAACTGTTGGCTCTTATCCAACCGAGTCCGCATATTTTCGATAAGAGACTTAGCCTTTGGAATGAAACCATCAGGAAGTTCAACACCCTTAAGTCCAGCAAAATTCATAATTGTGTCTTTTAGGGAATCTGCAAAGTCCTTAGCCGCTTGTTGCAAGTCTTGTAGAACATCAGTCATTGACTCAATGCCAGCCTTCATTGCCTCACGAATTTTTTTCATTAAATCTGCTTGGTCTTGAATATCACCTAAAGCATCCTCGGTTCCGCCTCCAGGCAGACCTTCCGCCTTTTCGCGTTCTTTTTTAAGGATGTCTCCGAAGCCAAGACCTTCTTTGAGACTGTCTTTAATTGTTTCTATAAAGTTACTAATTCCATCGCCAGCCTGTGCCGCAAAATCTGTTGTCTCGGCAAACGCCAACATCTGAGTTGAAAGATTTATTAAGTAATCACCAGCCGCGTCAGCCTTATCAGCCACGCTATCAATAAATTTTCCTACTGTTCCAGCAAAATCAAACTTTACTGCTTTGCCAAGGGCATCAATCATTGTTTCTAAAGCGGCTGATGCCGTCTTTGCCCCACCAACTAAACCTTCAATAAGTTTTGCACCGTTGTCTTTATTTCCAAATTCCTGAACTTTGACTGCAAACTTAGTAAGGGTTTTCTCTGTTGCTCTTAATCCCTTTTCAACCGAATCTCCAACGGTAGATATACCATTAACTGTTTTTGTTATGCCATTAAGAATTCCATCAAACATTTTTTCGCCAAGACCAACCATGCCCGATGCAAAACCAGTAACCGCTGACTTTGTAGCATCTAATCCACTATTGATGGCACTTGAGACCATAGTTCCAATCCCAGGAATTTTACTAAATAAAGAGGCAATGCTTCGAATCCAAGAAGTCATTTTGTCAAAAGCCCAACCAAGGAAACTACCAATGCCTTCTGCAATTTTGTTTAATACACCAAAGATACCTGAGCCTACATTTCCAATAGCCGACAGAATCTTCAAAAATATGTTTTTAACTCCACCAAATAAATCATTAAATGCCCCGACTAAATCAGCAACGGCACCAATGACAAACGCAAAGACTCTAACAATGCCTTCAATAACCAAAGAGATTACCTTGATGATTGCGTTAAATATGGTCTTAACTACATCGTAAAGAGTTCCTTGGGCTTCCATAAATTTAATGAAAGCATCAACCACAAACTTAATTGCTTTCAGTATGAACTGATACCAAGTGAGAATAATATCAATTACGAACTCAAAAACCATGGCAACTATTTCCGCAAAGAAACCAATAACCCGCATAATAGAAGCAAAGGCTTTTATTACATAACCAATAGCCTTAACAATGTAAGCAAAGACGCTAATTACAACTTTGACAATAAAGTTAAAGACTGTCTTAAACGCATCGCCTACTGATTTATTTGTTTTAATTAAATAACCAAGAGCAACTAATAAAGCAACAATAACTCCAATAAAGAGTGGAATAGGATTTAAGGCTATGGTCATATTTAATATAGCCACGGCAGTTCTTAAGGCATTTATTACCATCGTGGTTCCCGCTGTAACCGTTCCCCAAATTACTGTCGCCGCTGTGGTAAGTAGTATGGCTGTTCTATATGCACCATAACCCAAAACAACTGCCCCAATTACAACTCCTAAAGCCTTAAATACTTCAGCAAACCTTTGAACAAAACTTATGGTTGATGAAACTATGGAGGCAACGAGTCTTATAGCCTTAGCAAAAACACCAATGGCTAGAGCAGATACCTCTGTAAATACCGCTCCAACTTTTTTAAGTATTGGTAGGAGTGGTGCAAAAGCAGTTATTAGTTGTCCCATTGCACTTCGTATTTGAGGAGATGATAAAACAAGAGCAAAAAACGCAAAGAGTTTTGCGTATCCGTTTAGGGCATTAAAGAAACCTTGGAAGAAAGGCGCCGCTTGGGACAAAGATTTACCTGCTTTGATACCAAAAAAAGTAGTAAATGCTAATGCAACAGGCAAAACTTTTTCCATAGTCTCGGCAATTCCATTAACACTTATTTTACTTTTATCTACTTTTTCAATAAAGTTACCTAAGTTTGTTGCCATTTTTGCAATCGGGTCTGATAATTTAGTTAATACTTTCTCCATGGCATCAAGGAATTTAGAAAAAGTTCCGCTTCCTTCTGATGCTTTTGTAAATTTAGTAGACAACTCAAGAGCAGATAAAATTATTTTACTAAAAGCATTGAGTAATCTTGACCCAACTGCTTCTTGCAATTTTCTAGTTTGGTCGCCCATTTCTTTTAAGGCTCGAGATGGGCTTTGTATTGCTAGGGCATAAGCACCTTGAACCTTTGTTCCCTCTTTTAGAATAAAATTCATTACTGCTTGGCGTCTTTCAGCCATATTTAACTCACTAGCACTCTTACCTATTGTTCGTCCATAGATAGTAAAAGCCTCGGTAGCCCCAGTTGTAATACCAATCTGACGCAACATTCTTGTTTGCCCAGTTGTAACAGCAAAGATTAAAGTCTGTAAAGCATCAGCAGAACTTACACTTGATGTAACAGATAAATTTTGAGCAACGGTGGCTAATTGAGTAGCGTTACCTAAATCAACATTTGACTGAGCAAGTTTAATAACTGCTCGTTGGGCGCCTACCGCGGATATTCCAACATTTTTAATTTCTTCAACTGCAATAGAAAGTTGTTGATAGCCGTAGCGGGTGGACTGACCAATAGCCTGTAAAGCAATATCTAAC